ATGGAAAGAACACATTCACATCAGCCCACAGATACAGGGCTCAACATTCTCGAAAACCTCAAACAGAAATATTTTCCTAACGGCTACCAGTGCAAAAAATCCGGCTGCAAAGACTACCGTTTTTCACGCAAGGGACAAGCCGAATTTAAGCGCGGGCATCAGCTTGTCATGATGCGCCTTTTTAACGTTCAAAACGTGGGGGGTGTAGCATGATTAAATCATCAAAAGAATTTAGAAAGCTAGTTGTTGAAACGGAAGATGCATTTAAGCGCGGTTCGCTTAATGGCGCTTTTATTGTGTTGGATGAGATTCAACAGTCAATATCATCGCCAGTACGAGCAGTAAAGCTTTGCACACTGATTGAACGTGTTATTAAAAATCGCTCGGGAACACTTAGATTTGAAGATACATCAAAGCTAAAACAAAATTTAAAAATGAGATTAAAGCTCATTGAACAGCAAAATAAAAACCAAATCCGCAAGCAAGAGGAAGCGCCGGAGGCATTGGCCGTTGATGGCGCGGAATCTTCTCATGCAGTCAAGAAAGTACTTAGATGTGATCATCATATTCATACTGAAATGATTATTAAGGCGGGTGAACAGGTAGACGTTATCGAGAAATATCCTTTGGATTCGTTGGTGTCGCATCCAAAATGCAAAGGTTTCTTTGCGTGGAATGACCAATTAGAGGATTTAAATTCGCGTAGAGGTGGATTAAGGGAGCAACTTCGCAACGCAAGAAAAATGCAGAAGAGTTGGCGACAAAATGAAGCCATTGTTTGGAGATAAAAGGCGCTTTCCTATGGGTTCACTATTGCTTATCAAGGCCCGCAAGGAGTCGGGCCTAAAGCAAGCGGAATTTATCGAGCGTTACGGGTTAGAAGTTACTCAGCCTACTTTTTCAAGGTGGGAAAGTGGAAAACAGCAAGTGCCGTTTGATGTATTGCTGAAGGTTGGCGCGATTAAGCCTATTGAGATTGGGTGATCATATGGCAACGGTTGAAATATGGGATAACAACAAATGTTTACCAACGGGTGAGCCGTTGCCGTTCAAGCCTTCGCGCAATTTCTTTCGGGCAATTGCTGAGTGTGAAAATCACACCGGAAACGCAGTTAAATCAATGGCAGGTAATACGGCGGTGATTGAGATAGACAAAAACCGCCGCTTTATGGTGTTTGCATAGATGAACCAAATAGCAAAGTTTAGCGCAAGCCAATTTGCGCCACTGGATAAAAATACAGTTCTATACGCAGTTGGGGCGCTTCGGCAATCCGATAAGGCGAGAAAGAACCTTACCGCTATTCGTAGCGGTTTTTTTGCATCCGATTTTTCTCAGTGGAATGAACAGCAACAAACGATCTTTAAAGATGCAGAGCAACTCACCCCGTTGCGCATTAAAACGATCGCGGGACACCTGCGCGAAGCGGCGGCACGAAGTGCCGGAGATAATAGGCTAGTCAAAGGGCGCAAAAGTCGGACAGCGGGAAAGGTGGGTTATGAAGCCTCTAAACGCTTCCGCCAACGCTTGGCAACGCTGCGAAAGTCGATAAAAGCGCCCCTAGTATTAAATCCTGAAAAATATCACAGCGCGCACTACAGCGCGTCATTTTCGGCGGTATCGCGCGGCGCTGCACTAAACAGCAATAAAAAGCGTTCATTGGCAGCAGATAAGCCACTGGTAAAAGTGCAATTGCAAAAGCGCGAGTGGTCGCAGCAATACCGAATTCAGCAAGTGATTGAAACGCCCGCCAGCAATGCACCGGAGCAGCAAAGCGGCGACCGCTTCACGGAAAAACTAACCGCCCGCGCGGTGAAAAATATTTTTGAGTCCGGCGCGTATGTCGCGGTGAAGCATGGCGGGTTCAAAACGTTCATTACGCTGACGTTTGACGAAGAACGCCGCCGCCGTGTGGCTGACGGTTCCGCGCTCACCGATGAGGGGCTTTTGTATTCGCCCGTTGGGTTTAAGCAGAATTTTGGCGTGTGTGTGTCAGAGGTGGCGGGGCCATATAGCGCGTTTGAGTGGTACAAGGGAAAAATCCGCAACATCAAGGCCATGAACGAAAGCGGCGAAATTGCGGGGCCATATACGCCACTTTTTGCCAAGCCTGAAAAGGTTTGGGAAGTGGTGAACATGCACACCACGATAGGCGCGGAGGTATCGCGTTTTATTAATGGCCTCAAAAAGATGAGAAAGCGCGGCTTTCCGGCCTACGTGACAGAGCGCGACAGCGAAAGCGGGCGTTTGTTTTGTCCAGTGCCAGCGGTCAAAGCGAGCGTATTGCCGGATAAATCGGACTTTCATTACCTTTGGGTGGCGGAGTGTCCGGCCAATGAGGACGGTGAGCCAAATCCGCACGTTCACTTGTTGATGGATTGGGAGATGCCGCAAGCGCTTTTTAGTGTGTGGGCGGGGAAAATAGAAAGCCTTTGGGGTAATGGCTTTGCACGTGTTGAGCGCATCAAAAAACCAGAGGCGGCGGGAACTTACATCATTAAAGCGGTGGGCTATGCGGCCAAAGGGGAAAACGCGAACCAAGGGCTTATTCGTGGCAACCGTTACAATATGGCAGCGTGTAGCCGCGCGCCAAAATGGGAAACCTTGCTGAGTTTCGAGGCCGATAACATGGCGGGCATTATCAGCGAATTAGGGCATAAGCTAGACCAATGGAAAGCGCCAATTAAACGCAGTATCAAACGCTATGAGCAAGCCAAAGAAAAAAGCATTGAAGCGGCAGCAATTGCCAAAGCAAAAGGCGATGCGGATTTACAAAAGAAATTGCAAACCCGAATCAAGCGAATTGAAAACGGTTTAAAAAACGCTAGGGCAGCAACAAAAGCGGCGGGGCTGCATGTTAGCGCCAATAACCGCTTTTCAATCACGTTTGAGAAAAACGCAGAGCGTAGGGTTAACCAGTTTTTAAAATGGGCGGCGGGTGCGCGTGGCTGGTCGATGAAACCGATTTACAGCGATATAGAAATGGAAGATTTACGCGAAGCCGCGCAAGAGCAATACAAATCGCAATATGAGCAGTTTTTAGAAGATCGGGCTTGGTGGGAGTCGGTGAAGGCAGAGCCTTTTGAACCATACAACATCAGGCCGGAAGTTATCGAAGCGGAGCGTTCGGCGTTTTGGTCTTTGTATGAACGGGCGGGAGCTTTGTATCAGTAAGGGCAATTTGAAATAAAAGGAAGTGGCTAGAAATGAATAAAAAGGCTTTATTACTCGGCGAAATTAAAAAAGAAATGGCGGGCGCGGTAGAGGAAATCGGCGCGCACGTAGGCAACCCGATTTTTGGAAAGTTTCTAAACCCGATTCAGAATTTTTTCAATTCCTTTGGGCGAAAAATCATTGTTTTGCTGCAAGTGCAGAATGAAGAAATTGAAACCTTGAAAGAGGAGGTGAAAAAGCTGCAAGAGGTGAGCAATGGATGAAGAAATTTTAGGTTATCTACCTTGCTCGAAATGCAAAACACCTAAAAAAATCATTCAGGGGCAAGGCAAGCGCGCGCGCTTTTTACGGGCTCGGTGTAAGTGTGGGCCGGATTGTCGAACGGGTGAAGATATTCAAGCGTATTTTGCCACTTACAAGCCGTTGGAAGAAGTCGAGCAAATGCTAAAACCAACGCCGGAGCCAGTGACAGAGCCAGTGACAGAGCCGGAGCCCGTACCGGAGCCGCAAAACAACAAAACAACAACGTCAGCAAACAGCAGCGCCGCAAAGTTTCTTATTGGTGGCTTTTGCTTTTTGCTCGGAAATGTAACCGCCAAAGTGCTAGGGGCAAACAATGGATGAAGAACAACTAAACGAACAGGCAACGGATTTAGAAAAAGAATACACCGACGAGGAAAAGGATTTTCTAAATCAATTGGAAATGGAAGAAGACGCTGAAATCACGATTGAAGATAAGGCGCAACGGGAAGCAGCGCTAAAGCAGCAAGCCGCAACGCTTGAGGCGGTACTGCCATTTGCTGCAAAAGGGGTGGGTTTTGTCAATGGGATTCTAAAAGCCAAAGACAAACGTTTGTCATTCGATGAGCAAGAAGAAACCCAACTCACCGGAGCAATCGCCCCCGTGTTGATCAAATACGGCGCGGAGCCGCCGCCGTGGTTGGCAGAGTATGGGCCTGAACTCACCTTGCTAGCGACCGTGTCAATTATTGGCTTTGGCAAATACGCCATGATGCAAGAAATTCAGAAAGAAGAAGCGCTAAAACGCGCCGCAATCATTCAGGCGGCAAAGGCGCAAGGGGGTGCTCATGCAGCCGCGCCGCAATAACAACGCATTGAAAAATGAGCATACCGCCGTTGTGGGCATGTCGGGGTGTGGCAAAAGCTCGCTTGTCAAAAAACGCTTGGTGAAAGCGACTGACCAAGTCGTGATTTTTGACCCAAAGCGAGAATATGACGGCGAGTTGTTGGGGCGAGTGGTGCGCGTATATCACTCGTTTAGCCGCTTTGCTCAAGCGGTGGTTGCGGGCCGAAAAACCAAGCAAGGATTTAAAATCGCGTGGCAACCGGATTTAAAAAAAGGCGACACAAAACCCGCCGATTTTGACAAATTTTGCCAAATCGTTTGGGGGTGTGGTGATGGGCATCATACCAAGCCGCTAAAAGTGGTTTGTGAAGAGGTCGCGGAGCACAGCGAAACGGCGGGCAAAGCAACGGGCTATCATGGCAAGTTGCTGCGCTTGGGGCGTTCGTATGGCATCCACACAATAAACCTTTTTCAGCGTGGGCAAGAAGTTTCAAAAACCATTATTGATAACTGTCAACACATGTACGTCATGATGCAAAAGACCGGAGCAAGTGCCGTGTATTTAGAAAAAATGACGGGCATTCCTTCGGCGGTTATCAATGATTTACAACCGCTTCACTACTTGCACCAGAACGGCAAAGGGTACGAAGCGGGGCTAATACGCTGGTAAATGTGAATAAGTTCACAAAATAGAATCAAGGATTCTAAATCCGCATTTACAAACCGTTGTGAATATCGGGCAAAGATAAAAACCGCTAATGAACAGCGGTTTTTTTATTTGGAGCGTAAAGCAATGAAATTAACAAAAGGCAATTTAATTTTGCTCGGACTGAGCGCGCTAATTGCGGCGGGTGTGGTTTGGGCATCAAACAACGTTGATGCAGTCGAAGACGTGATCGGTTAAGGCGGGGGTGAGTATGGAAATTATCAGCACACCATTTGCACCACGCGCAAAAGAGCTAGACCCAATGGAAGGCGTTGGCTGGGGCCAACGTGCAAACCTACGTTTGGTAACGGGCCCGACTTATCACAGCATTGAGTTGGTCACAAATATCACCAATCCGGAAGATATTGAACGAATTGAAATCCAGCTGAATGGCCGTCCAATTATGAGCGCCAGCGGCAAAACGTTCGTCAACATCCAAAAGCACAAAAAGACCTACAACGAGCAAGGCCGATACGTCATTGATTTTGGCGAGTCGGAATACCGTACAAAAGTAGGTGTGCGTCAAACTGATCTCGTGACGCTGCAAGGCGAAATTTGGTTTATTTACGTGCAACTCAAACAAACGCCAAGCGAAGGCGCGCCAGCGGTGCCAAGTATCCGCGCCCGTGCTCATGTGCTGCCAGCACAAAGCGAGCGTTTCTACTTGCCGCGCATCATTGAGCTGACTTGGAACGCGCCAGCGGCGGGCCGTATCCCGTTTGACTTTGCAGAGCGTAGCCCGTTCTTAAACCTAAAACGTGCGCATTTTATGGATGCGTCGGTTGAGCGTGTGCGTGTGTTGCGTGACAACATCGAAGAATACAACGCCAACAAACTAGACAACGCTTACGACCTTGCCGCTTGCGGTCAAGAGCAAAATGCGGGCTGGTTTAGTGTGGACTTTACCCGCTACGGCTTCGGCGCTGACGGTGTGTTGAACACGGCAGCAAGCCAGCAACTCGCGTTTGAGCTGGAAAAATCACAAGCGGGCGCGGTTCCGGTTGTGTTTGAAGCAGTCGAGCAAGTCAAAGCGCTACCGACCGCCACGGCGTAAGGGGGCAAAATGTCTCTTTGGGATTCACTGGGCGAAAACCTAACCAATTTTGCAGGGACGGTCACGGATGCGGCGGGCAATTACGTAAGCGGAAAACTCGACCCAAAAGTGACCAACACGCAAAAGGCGGAAAGTGCCGCGCCGGAAGAAAACCGCAAGCCAGCAGAGCAACAACCCGTGCAGCCAAATGGCGCACCAGTGCCGCCAAGCAATCCGGCGGCATCCATGAATGAGAAATATCTCATGTATGGCGTGGGTGGCTTGTTGCTCATTGGTTTGATTGTCGCATTGAAAAGTAAGTAAGGGGGAATGATGCCTTTTATTTTATATCCACTTATCGGTGCGGCGGCGGGCTTTGGTGCGGGCTATTTCACCGGAAGCACAACAAAAAAGTTAGTCATGGGGGCCGCTTTAGTGGGCGGCGGTTATCTGGTTTATAAACACGCAGTGAAGGGGGCGTAAATGTTGGGTTCTCTTATCGGCGGCGGGTTGACGAATAGCGGTTCAATGCCAATTAGTGGCGGCGATGCTGGCCCGTCAACCGCAACCAGTACCAACAACAGCGGCCAAAGTGTCGGCGCGATTAATATGGGAAGCCCTACGGGGGTAAGTCCGTTATTGATTGGCGGCGTGGTCTTGGCGTTGGCGTTCATGATGATGAATCGAAAATGATTCAGTTAGCGGAGCCAGCGGGCGCGCTGGAACGGCTCAAAGTGGCGTTTAGAAAATGCCCGCAAGACTTCGAAGCCTTAAAGGGTGAAGTGTCGGCGGGCAATGTCAGCCTCTACCAAATACACGGTGAAGGGTATGACGTCACGATTGCGGGGGAGATTGTCGGCGATTCCTATTTTTTGTGGGGAGTGTCGGGGGTTGGCGTCGTGAAAGCCATGCAAGAGCTCGCGCCCGTTGTGCGCCGATTGGGTTTAAACAGTATCAGCGCTGAAACCTATTTTCCCGCGCTGGCTCGGTTGGTAAAGCCTTTGCACACCAACGAGAAGCAGCCAAGCGAAGAAGTGACCGCGCTGACAATGCGAGTTTAAAAATATGGGTGGTAAATCAAGTTCTAAGAACACCACGACCACGAGTAATAACTCAGGTCAAAACGCCATTAGTGGCGACAACCTTGGAACCGCCATTAGTGGGATTAACAACTCAACACTCAACGTAACCGCAACCGACCACGGCGCAATTGAGGCGGCGGGAAGTCTTGCGGAGTTGTCCATGACAACAATGGGCAGTTTGGCGGGGGATGCCGTTAAGAGTGTGACGGATTTTTCAAAGGATGCGCTAAAAACCTACAGCGCGACCAACTCGGAAAACCTGTCGATGATGGCGGGGCTTGCGGGCAGTCAGGCCGCGCAAAATGCGGAGAATCTCAATGCGGTGATGGAGTTGGCGAAGTTCAAACAAGACAACGGAGCCAATGAACAGCGTGAAGATGCGGAGTTAACCAAAAAGCTCGCCATTGGCGCGTTCGCGGTTATCTCCATTGCGTACCTAATGACACGGAGTAGTTCATGAGTTTTGAAAAACGAATGTTAACAGGCGCGCGCGATAACTTTACCGCAATTGGTGACTTTCTTTTCGTGGAAAAAGCAGCGGGTGAGCTGCTTATCACTACGCAAAGCGGCGGTTACTACGTGTTAACGCAAGGGGCGCAAGTCAAAAGCGAACGCTTGGCGGGAGTGGTGACGGTTGAAAATCGCGGCGGTGAAGGGGATGTAAAGCTAAAAGTCGGCTTTGGTGAGTATGTGCCGCCACAGCGTGACACTGTAGCAATATCAAGTTTGCCAGCGGTCAATATTTCAAGTTTACCCGCCGTGCAAGTCTCCGCGCTACCCGCCGTAAACATTGCGGCGGGGCAATCGGTCGGCGTGTCCAGTTTGCCAGCGGTCGAGCTGGCAGCAAATCAAACTGTTAAAGTCTCTAGCTTGCCAGAAATGCAACTGGCGGCGGGCCAATCGCTAGACGTTTCGAGCATTCCAGAAATGACCATCGCGGCGGGGCAATCGGTCGGTGTGTCCAGCTTGCCAGCGGTCGAGCTGAAAAAATCGGCTTCACTGGCGGCGGGCGTTCATGCGATGCCTTACGCCATTCCGGCCAACGCAGGGCGCAAGAAAATCACCATTAAAGCGCTAAGCGGTAACACGGCGGCGGTGACGGTGGCGGGCGCGTATCCGTTAGAGGCGGGCGAAAAGCTGGAGCTTGAAACAACCGCCGAAATTCAGTTAACAGGCGATGCGGCAAATAGCATTGCGGTATTGGAGATTTAAAGCATGTCAATAGATTTGGGTGCAGGGAACACAGAAAACAAGCTTGAAGTATTGGCGGAGGCGGTAAACAAAGCGATGAAGGCCGCGCCGCAATTAATGCCGTTGTATTTTGTTCGTAATGGCCTTTTTTCCAACGCTGGTCAAAATCCAGCCTTTGCACTTCGGGCGGGGGATTTTATCGAGTTTGAATTTTTGGCGGAGTCTTGGGCAGTGTCGCGCACTTTTCCTTGGGCGCAGTCGGCCATACTGTTTGAAACGGGGATTGGTAAAGCGCAAGTTTGGGGGGCGGAAAACGGAAATGATGCAGATGGAATCTTTAGGCATCATTTGCAAATTATTCCGAGCGGGCGCATGGATGTGTATCTAGACGGTGAAAAGGTCGTTAATAGTGATATGCCAAGCGATGGGAAGTTGCACACATTGCGCGGTCAAGTGCCGGACGATTATAAGCAAGGGGTGGAGCCGCCGTTAACGTGGCGCACTTTGTTGTTTTCGACAAATATTCCAATCACTAAAATTCGTTATTTTCAAAAGAATGACCCAGCGGCGGGGGTTCCAACTGTTGATAAAACATATCTATTTGAAGGACAAACAGAAAATCCGGTAACGCGAGATAATGGCTCGCTAATAGATTTGAGCCCGTATCGTCCGGAATATTACGAATATCGCTTAATTTCATCAAATTAGGTGAGCCATGAAATGAAAACAGCCTTGATTGTAGTGTCTGTCCTTGTGTTGGGGGTAATCGTGAAAAACAGCAAATCAAACTTAGTTGATCTCACTAAGCCGCGCGGCGTCCGTGCTAATAACCCGTTAAACATCGAGCAAAACCGATCGAATAACTGGTTAGGCAAGGTAACGCCCTCGGTGGATAAGCGTTTTGAAACCTTTAGCGCGCCAAAGTACGGCTTTCGCGCTGGCGCTCGAACGCTGCGAACGTATCAAAACAAACACGGCTTGAACTCCATTCGTGAGTTGATTCACCGCTTTGCGCCAAGCAATGAAAACAAAAGTGACAACTATGCGGAATTTGTCGCGGGGCAAGTCGGCGTATCACCGGATGCGCAAGTTAACCTTTCTGATAACGCATTGCTGGCAAACATTGTTTATGCAATGTCGGTCATGGAAGTTGGGCGCGGATGGTACACACTAGACGATGCGCGACAAGGGGTAGCGCTGGCATGAATGGCAAAATGATAGCAATCAATATTGCGGTGAGTGTCATTGGAACGGTGCTTGGTGCAGTGGTGGTCAGCAAGTTAAAACAAGCGGGCAAGCTATGAGCCGCGCGGCGTGGTGGTTGATGGGGGTTGCCGTGGCAGTCTGGGCGATGCGGGGCAATGTGACCACGTCACTTGATAAGTGGACAGCAGACAATACCCAAACGGCGGGCAAGGTATTGAGCGACTTTTTAGCCAAGTTTAACGGGTGGGAACCCGTTGAATTGGCCCCGCTCATGATTCGCGATTTCTATCTGGACGATGAAAAGCGATTAACGCCAGAGGCCGATTTTACCTTGTGGAAAGTGGCCCAATATCAACCGTATTTAAAAGAACTCTTTGGCAAGCGTGGCGGTCAGCTAAAACCGCAATATCACGCGCTGGTCAATGTGGCAATAACAAATCAGTTAATGGATAGGTGAACCATGGAAAAATGGATTAAAGAGCGACTAAAAGAGCCCTCAACCAAAAAAGGCTTGGCACTGGTCGCAGCGGGGGCAACGCTGGCGATAGGTCGCCCTGAACTCATTACCGCCAGCGTGAGCGAGGCGGGTATTCAATGGGGCGGGTTGATTGGTACAACCGTTCCCCTTGTGTTGGGTTTGTGGGAAACGGTGCGCAAGGAATGGAAACAATCATAATTGCCGTGGTGACGGGTGCGGCGTCCAGTATTGCAACGGTGGTTGCGCTGCGTGTCGATATAGCTTGGATAAAGCTCACACTCGAAAAGCTGGATAGCCGAATCACAGAGCTCGAAAAAAAGGCCGCTTAATTGCGGCCTTTTTGTTACTTTAATTTGCTTGGTATCCAAGGCGCGGCAGTCATCCGGCGACCGCCTTTAAAGGGGTAAATGTTCTCTTTTGCGGGGTAATATTTGGGGCTTTGTGGCCGTTCGTATTGCTCGAGAAAGTGTTGATACTCGTCTTTTTGATAGGCGAAAGATTCCAATTCTTTGGGCGAAAACTCGCGCCCGCTAGGGGTAATGAGTACCGCGCGGGCTTCATCAATACGAAAGCCACGCCAGCGAATATCATTAGGTAAATAGCCAAGGGATTTAACGATCATAAGCTTTTCAGCCATTGGGTTGATGGGAATCGAGCCCGAAAGCCAGCGGCGAACGGTCGCGGGCTGAACGTGGAAGAATTCCGCGCCAGCTTTGATACTTGGAAACACTCGCCAGAATAAGACGTTAAAGGCTTCAAAATCCAT